AATTTTTGTAACATATAAAACCTTTGAAATATTCTATTTTTTGTTATATATCAAATATATAGAGAATGAAAGTATCATAATTATGGACCATTTAGAAGCAATTGTTAAATTGGATAATATAATTAATCCAGGTTTTATAGATAAAATAGTACCTTTGATAAATAAGAAAGCTAAAAAAAATTTAGAGGTTAGGTTGGGTGTTGATAAAAATATAAGAAAAGTAAAAGGCTATCATCTAAACTCAAATACTCCTACTAATATGTTTTACTGGAAACTTATAAAAAAAGAAATTGAAAGAATTTATCCTCATTATAAAATTAAATTTCCTAAAATGGCTAGTAATAGAATTAATCAAATAGATTTATTAAAATATTCAATTGGTGAAAAATACGAAATACATACGGATCATTATTCTACGTCAGCAAGACATCTAAGTATTATTATTAATTTAAACCATGACTATGAAGGAGGAGATTTAATTTTTACAGATCAAAAGGAAAAAGAAATTAAAAGATTAAAACTTAGTAAAGGTTCTATTGTATTTTTTCCAAGTAATTTTATGTACCCACATAGTATCCAACCTATCACGAAAGGAACAAGGTATAGTATAGTTGCATGGCTCCAGTAAAATATAAATTAATTAAAAATTTTTTTAATAAAAAAGAATTAAATATACTTAAAAAATATTGTTTTAATAAATTAGATAAAGATCAAGAGTATGGTTTTGATGGTCAAACTTTTTCTCCTTCTTGGTATAATGACCCTTTAATGAAAGCTTTTTTAGATACTAAATGGTCTAAAGTTGAATTAGAATCTAATTTAAAATTATTTCCTTCTTTTTGTTACTGGAGATATTATGTATTTGGAGCTGAATTAAAAAAACATATTGATAGACCTTCTTGCGAAGTATCAATTACTTCGTGTATTAAAAAATACGATAACTGGCCAATTGTGGTCGAAGGAACATCTTTTGAGTTAGAAGAAGGTGATGGGGTTTTATATGCAGGATGTGATGAAAAACATTGGCGACCAGGTGTATATAAAGGCGAAGGCATGGCACAAGTATTTTTACATTATGTGGATCAAAAAGGTCCTTATACACAATATGCTGATGACGGTTTGCACCACAAAAAACAAGTAGAATTAGTTAAGAAACCATTGTTTGGCAAAATATATGATTGAAAAAACTGTAAACATAAATAACTTTATTGGTATATACGATAACTACATTCTTCCAGAAGAATGTAATAAAGCTATTAAATTATATGAAGATCAAAATAAATTTAATAACACAATTAATAGAATAGGTTTTGAAGAAGCATCTATATTACAAAAACAAGATCAACAATATTTTGCAGCACCTAATAATATTGATGTTTGGTGGGAATCTTTAAAACCAATGATGGTAAACTTTGATTTAGCTTGGAAACATTATACAAAAAATGTAGGTGCGGATGATGCTTACGGAGTTCCTTTTCATTTTACAGATTTAAAAATACAAAAAACTTTACCCACAGAAGGTTATCATGTTTGGCACATAGAACATGGAAAAGGACATAGTAATGAACCAAGAGCTTTTGTTTTTTCAATATATTTAAACGATGTAGAAGAAGGTGGAGAAACAGAGTTTTTACATTTTTCAAAAAGAGTAAAACCTAAAACAGGTAGAATAGTTATTTGGCCTGCAGGTTTTCCCTATGTTCATAGAGGTAATCCACCTTTATCTGGTGAGAAATATATCTTAACATCTTGGATGATGTTGAGATGATAAAAATTATAGATAATTTTTTTAATAATAAAACATTTTTAAATATACAAAACCACATTACAACAAAACTATATTACACTCCTGTTTTTTTTGATGAAACAAAAGAAAAAAATAAACAAAATTATTATGGTAATAGATTTTTTTTAATTAACGATCAAAATTTATTTGATACCTTTGTTAAACAAGCAGAAAAAAAATTTAAAATAAATATAAAAAAGATAGGAAATGACTGTGCTTTAGATGAAAGAAATTTAGATCATTTTAAACCTCACAAAGACCCTGGTGCAAAGATAAATGTTTTAATTATGTTAAAAGGACCTACCGCAGTTACTAATGGCACTGTTTTTTACACAGAAGGTAAATTAGATATTCATGTGGGGTTTAAAGAAAATAGAGCTTTATTGTTTCCATCTAATTGGGTGCATTCTCAACACGCAAGTAATATTCCAAATCTTAAAAGGTTTACAGCTAGTTTATTTATTGAAGATTATGAAGATGTATAGGATGTAGGTCTTGGACCTTTTTCTGATTCTTCTCTAGAATCATTATCCCAATCAGATTGTAATTTAGTTAAATGAGCTGAATCCCATCTATTGATAAAATCTGAAATATCTCCTAATACAGAAGAATCATAAGCAGAGTGAGGTGTGTTATCTCTGTATTCTACTTCATCAGAAGAATTAGAAGTACCGTGTTGAATAGCCCAAATGTTTGAAAATTTAGATTGATTCCAAAAAACATCATCATCGATAATATAAGATCCTGCAGCATCTCCTGCTTGCTTAATAATCATTTTATCATCAAATACTATTGTCCAATTTGCGTTAGTTGCCATTTTTTCTCCTAAGTTTTAATTATGTACATTACTGTTACATACGGTTGTACCACTGAAGTTGCATCACCACTAAAAGTTGCACTCATGTTATGAGAGTGACCAGTTCCAGACCCTGCATTTGCCGTGTTACCTGTGCCTCCATATCCAGGACGATAACCTTGAACAATTTGACCACTGACACCAGGTGTGCCTGAAGGAGCGTTTGTTGTTATTGGATGTGAGTGACTAGCAAGTTGTGCTGTTGATAAAGATGCGTTCGCCGTTGAACCCCCAACGTTTCCAGTTGAAGTTACAGTGTTTGCTCCACCAGTTGATGCTACAGCTTTAGTTCCAGATTTACCCATTGCCACTTTATCTGCTAAATTAGGTGTATTGAAAGTAGATGAACCGTCTCCAGCTCCATAAGTTGTACCTACTACCGCAAACAATCCAGAGTAAGTTGATCTTGAAACTGCTGCACCATCACACTCTAAAAAACCTGTTGGTACTGATGCTGTAGACCACGGTACAATAGTTGCTGTAGGGATTCCCTCAATACCCGTAAGGTCTGATCCATTAAAATTATATTTAGTTGCTTCGTAATTTGCCATATTATTTCTCCGTGTATGTCCATCCTACGTTTGAACCAGAATAAACTAATCCAAATGCTGCACCCTCAGTATTAACTACTAAGTCAGCGCTTGTGTTTGCTATTTTAGAACTGTTTCTACCAACAGTCAATGCATTACTGTCAAAAGTATATCTTGAATCTACAAAATTTACTGTATCACCTTCAGCTGGTGACGCTGGAAGCGTAACTGTAACTGCTCCGCCATTTGTATCTACAAAAAGTTGAGCGCCTGCTTGAACTGTTTCTGCTGCAGTTATAGTTCTCCAATTTCTAGTTTCATGATCTTTAATCATGTTAGTTCCGTCTGAGTGGCAAATGTAATTATTACCTTCACATAGTAAAAAACCAGAAGCACTTGTAACTTTAAAAGTTAAAGTATATCCTGCGTGATTAGTTCCATCTATTACGTTAAAAATTTTTTCTATACTTGCTGGAAAATTTACTGTTCTGTTTGCAGCTAAAGTTCCAGTAAACTTTAAGGTCATATTTCTTGCATTTGAAATTGTTCCGTCAGTCATAACAAGAGTGACATCTCCAGATGCTACATCTATTTCCTGATAACCTGCAACCCCTTGTTGAACAAGGTTTAAGTTATTGTTTGTTTTTGTGCCCCACGTACCAGCGTTTTCACCGGTTGCCATTAACTCTAGTTTTAAATCTGAGGAATAACTTGATGCCATAAATTTTGTCTCCTAATTATTTTGTATTTATATTGTTTATTTAGTTTTAAGTCAAACATAATTATGCAGGTGTTTTGATTGAATAACCCGTGCTAGTTTTAGGTGTTTTAGTTGCATATCCTGTACTAGTTTTAGGTGTTAATATTTCATAAGTACCTGGAAAAGATAACCCTATATCATTAACACTAGCTGTTGCAAGTTGCCCTGTTAATCCTACTGTCATAGGAACAAGAGAAGATATTGAACCAACTGCTGACGTAGCACTAACCCCTGATAATGGGACCGTTATTTCAGAAATAACAGATCCAACGCTAGATGTTGTTGATACTCCCGTAACATTTACAAGTTCAACTGTGCCCACTGTAAGATCTCCTACAGCAGATGTTGTTGATACTCCTGTTACTCCAATAACATCAGCAGGTGTAATAGACCCAACAGTAGAAGTCATTCCAAATCCAGATAATCCAACAGTGTCTTGAGCTGGATCTATGTCCCCTACACTAGATGTTGCACTAACACCTGTTAAAACTTGTGTAGGACTTATAACAAAACTTAAAGATCCAACGTTAGTTGTTGCACTAACTCCTGTTAAAGATACTCCAGATATTATATCAAAACCTAAAGAACCAACACTAGATGTTATACTTATTCCTGTTGGTTGCTCTAATTTATTAAATGAGTCTCCATAAGGTTCTTCACCCCAACCATTTCTACCCCAACCAACTAATGTACCTGCATTATCAAAACTTCCAAGTTCTGATGTTGCGCTTACTCCTGTAGGTGTTACTAAACTTAAAGCATCAATTGTTACAGAACCTATTGAAGATGTAGTGCTAACTCCTGTTAATTCTGCAACAATAAATTGTGCAGCTACAACACTTCCAATACTAGAAGTTGTGCTTAAACCAGTTAACGAAACAGAGTATTCTACTCCCCAACCAGAGTTACCCCATGTTTGTCTACCCCAACCTTCTATATTTGATGCTGTAACAGAACCAATAGCAGTTGTTAGTCCAGATGGTGCTGTTAAAACTACATTAGAAGTTAGATCAAGATTTGGTGAACCTACCGAAGATGTTGTAGATTGACCTGTTAGTTCAACAGTAATAGATGGTGCAGCAATAACAGATCCAACACTTGATGTAGCTGATACCCCAGTCGGAGTAAACTCTATGGGACCTTGATCACCCCATTCATTAGTGCTCCATGCCCACATTCCCCAGGTATTGTCATCAACAGTATTTGCTTGACCACCCATTCCAGAGTGTGCTGTGCAATAATAGTAAAGTGTAGGTGCGCTTTCAGCGACTGTAATTTGTGTATAAGCTCCTGCTTGACCAGGAGTGCCGGATGTGGTTACGCCGGTTGTGTATTCAGAACCACCGCTATGGGTTCCATTACTTGTTGTTGAAAATCTAAATGGGTGACTAGAGTTTGAAGAATCTGATTGATCAAATTTGTAAGTTCCGTTTTCTGCAATATTTATTGTAGCTTGTTGTACACCATCAATAAAATATTTATTACCACCACCGGTACTAACTACCGTTACTGTAAAAGTTCTAGTAACGGACATCCGTCGCTACCTCTACGCTATACGAAGAATTGCGTTTGATGCGTCTGCTGTTGGAAATTGAATTGTGAAAGTTCCACTTGATACAGTTTTGTCTCCACCAAATGCGATTGCACAAACTGCTCTATCAGCGTTTGTATCGTTATAAATCAAACATCCGTTTGCTGTAAATGAAGCAGAAGTAAAACTAACGTCTGCAAAATCACAACATGCAGTGTCGGTTGATAAAGCTGGAGTTACACTTGTAAGCGTTGCACCACCTGCAGAATAAGCTGAACCTGATGTGTTTGATATTTCATTTGTTGCTGAATAAGCTGTTGTTGATTTATTTAAAGTAGCACTACTTGTGTATAAAGCTATTTTAAATGTGTTTCCCGATGACGCTGTAAAATTATGCAAAGCTTGTAAAACTTCTGTTTTAAAACTGTTACATACTGCCGATGTTATTGCCATAATATTTTTCTCCTAATTACTGAGGCGGTGACTCGATTGGAATTCTTAATGTACCATCCGTGTAATCGTCTCGTCTTCTTCTTCCAATTTGCATTGCTGCAAACTTTTGTAACTCTGTTTTATATCTATTTTCATATAGTGTCAACATGTCTGTTGGACCTTTTAAAAACATAAATGCCTCTACTAAACATGCATATAATAG